AAGAGCTTAAAGCTCGAATGTATGCGGTAAATCCCCCAATCGAGTATGACAGAACTAAATAGAGTAATACTGAAAATCAATAAAAGATTCGGCGAAAATACAATCGGTAGAATTGGCGCAATGCCAACGATAAAAGCTGAAAGAGTATCTTCGGGTTCTCCTTATTTAGATTGGGCTATTGGTGGCGGTTGGCCTTTAGGTAAAACGATTGAATTATACGGTCCTTATTCTTCAGGTAAATCTTTAATAGCTCTTAGAACGATTGCTCAAGCCCAAAAATTAGGCAAGAATTGTGTTTATTTAGATGCCGAAAACGCTTTCGATCCCAACTTTGCCAAATTAGTCGGTGTTGATGTAGATAAATTGACTATCTCTCAGTTATCTGCTGGTGAGGAAGTTTTTGATGTTATCGATATGCTTCTTGAGTCAGACACTTCTATTATTGTTGTTGATAGTGTTGCCGCCCTTGTTCCTAAATATGAAATAGAGGAATCGATAGAAAAGCAGACAATGGCTTTACAGGCTAGATTAATGTCCAAAGCCCTTCGCAAGCTGACAGGAAAGGCATCCAAGAATAAAACATTGATTTTCTTTGTTAATCAGATTAGAGAGAAGCTAGGATGTTTCCAATATTACACAAGAATTGTTTTAGAAAATGGTAAAACAGCAAAAATAGGATATTTAGTTAATAACAAAATTAAATGTAATGTGCTTTCTTATAATGTTGAAAAAAACACTATTGAACCTACACCAATTACTAATTGGTTTACAAATGGCAATGCTGATTATTTTCTTCATTTTAGATTTAGAAAACCACAAGGGAGAGGTAAGGGCGAATTAAGTTGTACCCCCGACCACAAAATAATGGTTAAACCAGGTATCTATAAAAAAGCAAAAGATATAAAAGTAGGCGATAAAATATTAACTGTGATAAATGATTGGATACCAAGCAATATTCAAAAAGAAATTCTAATTGGCGGATTATTAGGTGATGGTTGTTTGAGAAAAGTTGGTAGAGAAAAGTATCAATATCGAGAAACTCATTGTAAAGAACAAGATGATTATATCCGTTGGAAATCTAGTTATTTTGACACTAAAACAATGGGAAGACACAAATATGGTGGATTATATTTTGAAACATTTTTAAGCACAATATTTGAACAGCAATATATTAAATTTTATTTAGGTGGTAAAAAAGTTAAAGTGCCAAAAGATATTAAATTAACTCCTTTAATTTTAGCTATTTGGTATCAAGATGATGGATATCTTACAGGAAATAAAAAAAGTGGTAAGAAATCTATAAATTTATGTACCAATTCTTTTAGATTACAATCAATAAAGAATTTACAGATAGCATTAAAAGAACAATTTAATATTGAAACAGGTACCAAAACAAGAAAGCATAATTCGGAAATTGAACTGACTTTAGGAAGAAAAGATACTTTAAAGTTTTTTGAGATATGTAAATATCTTATTCATCCATCAATGTATTACAAATTACCATCTTATTTATTACTTGACCGAATAGAATATATGGATATGAAGGTAATGAGGTGGAAATTTGATCCACCACAATATGAATATGAAAAAAAAGAATTGATTACTAAATATGCCTATGTTACTCATAAATATAATAAACCACAAACGAGAAGTATGGTTAAATTTGATATAGAAACAAAAAATCATAATTATTTAGCTGATGGGGCTATTGTTCATAATTCATATGGCAACCCCGAAATAACGAGTGGCGGTAGATCTTTAGGTTTTTATGCTTCTTTGCGGGTTGAGGTTAGACGAGGTGAGTTTTTGACGGACAATAAGAGAAAAATTGGACAGCAAGTCAAGTTTAAGGTAACGAAATCCAAAGTTTGTCAACCATATAGGGATGGTTATTTTTTGTTTTATTATCCTGATTTAAAGAATCCTGATTTAGAATTGTTTGATAATGCTGATGAATTGGTTTCTATGCTTTTACTACATGGCAAAATCAAGAGGCGTGGCAGTTATTACGATGTTTTAGGTGAAACATTTCAGGGCAGAGAAGAATTAGAAAGTGAGATTAGGAGTAATAAAAAGTTTAGAGTGAAACTTAAAAAACTATGAAGTTCCATAAATTTGCAGAAATATTTCCCATGATGAGTGATGACGAATTTGCCGAACTTAAAGTAAGTATCAAACAAAATGGATACGACAAAAACCATCCAATATGGGTTTATGAGAATCAAGTTTTAGATGGACGAAACAGACTAAAAGCATGTAATGAACTTGGTATAAAAGCCGTATATGAAAAATATTGTGGTAACAATCCACTTCATTTTATTATCCAAGAAAATCTACATCGTAGACATTTAACTACGAGTCAAAGAATTATAATAGCATGTGAGTTAAAAGAGAAACTCGAGAAAGATATCAAAAATAAAAAAATATCTGATGGTAAAAAATATAAAGACTATCAAGAAGCTATCAAGTATTTAGATGAAGAAAAACAAAAAAATATTAGTATGGCGATTCATAGTTATTTAGAAAATGATTTCGATACACAACAAAGGATTAAACGACATGAAAAAAACTTAGAAAGAAAAAGAGACAACAGAAAAGTCTATTTTGCATATGACGAAAATGAATTAAAAATTGGAGTGTCCGCATCCCCAGAATCACGAATTAATCATTTAAAAACAGCTAGGCCAAATATTAAATTAATTGGTTACATAAATGGAGGATATGACTTAGAGACAAAAATATCAAAACAATTTACCAGAATATCTGGTGAATGGTTCGTATTTGACGATGATGCTAATTATAAAGTTAAATATATTTTGGGTTTAGTCAAAAATGACAAAACCCAAAGAAATGCCAGAAAAGAGGCATCTAAAACATTAAGAGTAGGCGAAGGATCGATATTTAATGCTGAAAAAATAAAAGAAAATTCACCAGAGGATTTCGAGGCCATAAAGCGTGGTGAGAAAAGTATCAATGAAGTGTCTGTTAATCTTAAAAAGGCACATGTATCTTACAGTAGTGGAGAGAATGAGTGGTACACACCATCAAAGTTTATAGAATCAGCCAGAAAAACAATGGGAAGTATTGATGTCGATCCAGCATCGTCTAAAATGGCTAATAAAGTTGTTAATGCGACAAAATACTATACAAAGAAAACAAATGGGTTAAACAACGAATGGATAGGCAACGTGTGGATGAATCCACCATACGCACAACCATTAATTAATGAATTTTCACAAGCGTTGGAAAAAAATCTGAAGAATAAGAAAACAAAACAGGCAATTGTATTGGTAAATAATGCTACTGAAACAGAATGGTTCCAAAGAATGATGAAACTATGTCGTGCAATATGTTTTCCCAAGGGAAGGATTAAGTTTATGGATATAAACGGCAAATTAGGTAATGCACCACTACAAGGACAGGCAATATTGTACTTTGGTGAAAATATAAAACTATTTAAAGAAAATTTTAATAAGTACGGAAAAATATTATGGAACGAGGAGCAATAAAAAACAAAGAAGGTGCCAGTATATTATGTGATTTTACTGGACTTCAATATGGGAAAATAACACCTACAGATTTAGATGGATTTGTCGATTTTGGCAATAAAATATTTGTACTTATTGAATGTAAAGGGGGAGATGCAAAAATGCCATACGGTCAACAATTAGCACTTGAAAGATTAGTAGACAACTCAAAAGTAAAATCTTTGTTAATTGTAGCTAGATGGGAAAAGTTATCAAAAGGATTTATCGATGTATCAAAATGTAAAGTAACACAAATAAGGTTTGCAGGAAAGTGGCATAAAATACCAAAAACAACAGTTAGAGAAATCGTAGATAGATTTGTCGAAAAATATGCACCAGAATATAATCATTAAAAATTATTAAAATTAAAAACAGGAGATAATTATGTCAAGAAGCTTAAACAAAGCACAATTAATAGGTAATTTAACAAAAGACCCTGAGTTAAGATATACTCCAAGTGGTACGCCCGTTTGTAACTTTTCAGTAGCAACTAATCGTAATTGGAAAAATGCAAAGGGAGAGGCTCAAGATGAGGCAACTTTTCACAAAGTCATTGCTTGGAGCAAATTAGCAGAGATATGTTCTCAGCTATTAACGAAAGGCAGAAAGGTTTTCATTGAAGGACGAATATCTAACAGAAATTGGGAAGATCCACAGGGACAAAAACATTATGTAACAGAAATTGTTGCAGATGAGTTAATATTATTAGACAGTAGAGGAAAACAAGTTGGAGCTGCTCTCCCAAATGAACCAGCACCACCCGAACCTGAACCTTCTCCCGTAGATGAAAAGGTTGAGGATATTATCATCCCTGATGATTTTGGAAAAGATAAAAAGGACGATATTAAAGAAGAAAAAGACGCATTAATTAAAGAAAAAGACGATGACGTATTACCATTTTAATAATTTAGGAGGTGAATAATTATGTTATTAGCAGGCGCTGAAGGTGGATATGTTTTTGAAGAAGTTGTTCCCACCGCAACAAATACAGCAACATTAGTAGAACCCGTTCCTACCCCCGTTAATTTGCTTTTAGACGAAAAGAAAGAACTTAACGGCTTAAATTATTGGATTTTTCTAGTAGTAGTTGCTGTTTTAATGGCCGTTAGTATGATTTCCATATTTAAAAAGAGAAAGTGAAAACTTGGCAAAAAAAACTTGATATTTCTTGGCATCTATGTTATACTTAACACAAGATGCCAATAGGAATATATAAACGTACAAAAAAGCATTTAGAAGTTATGAGTAAAATCACAAAGCAATTGTGGCAGAATAAAGATTATAGAAAAAAACAAATTGAGGCTCATAAAGGTCATAAATTTAGTAAAGAAACAAAAAAGCGCATGAGTGAAGCTCGGAAAGGGAAAAAATGCCCATGGGCTGGCAAATACAAAAAAACGGAAGATCATAAAAGAAAATTATCAGAAGTTCATAAAGGAATGAAAAAACCATGGGCGGGGAAATATAAACGTACTTTAGAAACTAGAAAGCATATGAGTGAACAAATGAAAAAGTCTGGGAGAAAACCTCCTTCTCAATTAGGAATGAAAGGAAGTAAAAGTGGCGGTTGGAAAGGTGGGGTTACAAAGAAAAATACTTTAATTAGAAATAGTAGAGAATTCGATCTTTGGCGGAAGTCTGTTTTTGCCAGAGATAATTATACTTGTCAGAAAACAGGAAAGAAGGGTGGAGAATTACATCCTCACCATATTCAAAATTTTGCTCAATTTCCCGAATTAAGATTTGTAGTTAGTAATGGAATTACATTAAGCGAAAAAAGCCATAAAAAATTTCATAGAATATATGGAACAAAGAATAATACCAAAAAACAAATAAAGGAATTTTTGGAAAATTAATTATGAGTAAAACCACTTGGCAAAAAAAGGAAATTAAAGACGCTAAACAATTTGGTGGACGACGCACTCCTAAAAGTGGAGGGTTTTGGTCGTTCGCAGGGGATGTCGTAACGAAAGACTACCTAATCGATTCTAAGACAACCGATAAAGAAGGATTTCGGATAACATCGAGTGTGTGGACTAAATTGTTCAACGAGGCATTAAAATCCAGAAAGCTGCCAATATTATCAATTTTACTTATAAAGAAGGGAATTGAATTAGTAGTTCTGGATAAAAATGATTTTATTAGTTTATTAGAGAAAAAGAAATGAAAAAAGGTGATAAAGTAAAAATTATTATTGGCCCACCAGACAAAGTAGGTAAAACAGGAGAAGTAACCACTATGATGACAAATGGTGTTATAGTAAAATTAAGTGATAATAAATTTACGCCTGTTCAATTTAAACATTTAGAGGTGCTCTAAAAATGACAAAAAAATTAAATCGAGTTAAATATCTTGATGTATCAGCTGAATTACTTGGTGAAATTCTCAAAAAAGCTTCTGAAAACGCTTTACCTAAAGATGCTCAAATGATGAGGTTTAGATATGAAATAAATACTCATTGTTGGCGACTTATTATACATAGCAAAGAATTTGATCGTGTTCCCGAGGGGGCAGAAATTCCTAGACATGACACTCCAGTGATTTCTTCAGATATATTAAAATAAAAAAAAGATGTTTTGTTTGCCTTGTTTAACTCTAATTCTATATTTCGTTGTTTTGGGTATTTTTATGCCGAGTAAAAGACAATTTATTAAGGGTGCTGTATTGTGTTTTTGGAGAAAATTAACTTTACAGAAATGTACTGATGCTTTCGATATATTAATGCATACGAGATTTATAATGTGGCTTGCTGGAAAAAATCGGATGTCTTTGGCTAAATTTTTTAAGAAGAAAAGAAATTTTGACATTGCTCTTGCTATTTTGGGACTTGTTTTTATGGTATCGAATACAGTATTATTTTATTTATTATATCGATTTTTATTTATTAAAAGTCCTTGTAACGAAGGAGCGTGTCAAATATGAAACTCTGTCAGTATGAAGATTTAAGAAAACTCAATCAAGCATTGAGTAGTTTTAGTAAAAATGAAGTACCTATCATAAGCGTAAACCATTTGGTTGTTGAGGGCAAAGTTCAATATTTTGTTTTAACCAATCCTAAGTATGAACCGAAGAAAATTAAAAAGAAAATAATAAAAAAAGAAGAAAAGAAAAAGTAATTTTCTCAAAATAATGAAAGAACCTAAATTTGTAGAATGTTGTGATTGTAGTACCATCCATTATGTAATCGATAAGGATACTGCAGAAAGTCTTAAAAATAAAATGGATGAAGATTTTTTAACTCGTGATTTAACTCGCTGTTCTAGTTGTGGATCGAAAAAGGAGTTTTCAATTGTATCTGAAATTTATGTAAAACATTTGTCACCTAGTGATAAATTATTACCCATATTTTTAGATTACGATGATCTCAAAAAATCCACAAAAAATAAACACTAACGAATTTTTAGAGAGAATACAAGGACTTAAAAAACTTTTAGATTCTTCGAAATATTTAGATCGTAATACTCGGGAAAATATCGCATGGTATTGTGGAGATCAAAAACGTCAATATATTGAAAGATATTCTAATAAAGTGTGTGTTAAAATAAAATAATAGATTGGGTACTGGGTACAGGCGAAACTCCAAACTTCGCCATGCAGGGTTCGACTCCTTGACAATCTGCAATGCTGGAGAGGGGGTAAATCTTCAGCATATGCGGGATTAGTTGATTGGCACAATGACATCCTTCCAATTTGTAGAAAAGGGTTCGATTACCTTATCCCGCTCACTCGGCTCCTACCTCGAAAGAGCGTCCGATAATCCTTTGCGCTTGAAAAGATGGAGAATAAGGGGGGCAACCTAAACATTAAAACATGTTTTATTGCATGGTTGTCAACTCGATAATATTATATATTTTAGGAGGAAATCATGACTAGGTAGTCGTCAAATTTTAATTGAAGACGGCCCTTAAGGGGGTGAATAGTCGTGATCAAATCTAGAAAAATTCGTAGCGGTGGATCTCGTAAATTTGGTAGAAATGAAATCAAATGTACAAGATATCGAATGAGAAACCGCCGAGAAAGAAACAAATTAAGAAAATTAAAAAAGATTTTTCGTAAATATCCAAATAATAAACAAGTCGCTAATCGTATTAAATCGTTGGAGAAAGAATTATCTTAATTAATAATATATAATGAGATATAAACAGAGATTGGCTCAACTGGTGGAGCGGGTGCTTTGGGAGCATCAGGTTGTGAGTTCGAATCTCACATCTCTGACTTGACATCGAACCTTTTTTCTTTTACCATTAGCAATGGAAAGATTCTGGAAAAAGGTACAAAAAACGGATACTTGTTGGCTGTGGACAGCGGGCAGCAGGGGTAACGGTTATGGTTGTATCAAGTACAAAGGAAAGGTACATGATGCACATAGATTTGTTTGGTTCTTGACCCATGGGTCTTTTTCCAAAAAGTGGATATTGCATAAATGCAATAACCGCAAATGTGTCAATCCTGAGCACCTTTATGAAGGGACACCGAAACAAAATTTTGATGACATGGAGAGAGCTGGAACAAGGTTCGTCCAAAAATCAAAATATGCTTCTCCCGCAGACAGAAGAAGAAAAACGTGGATGCGGTGGTATGAAAAGGCCAAAAATGAGCCTGGCAGAGAGAGGTATAATCGGTGGAGAAAAACACAAAAGTCAAAGAAGGACAATTAGTTTAGTGGCAAAACTTTCCCCTGTCACGGGAAGATCAAGGGTTCGATTCCCTTATTGTCCGCCCATTCCAAGATCATTCAACGGTAGGATGGGTGGCTGTTAACCACCTAATCTTGGTTCGAATCCAAGTCTTGGAGCAATAGATTTGTCGTCTAATGGTAGGACTTTCGGCTCTGAACCGAAAAATTGTGGTTCGAATCCATGCTAATCTACTAACCGAAGGAAGCCAAATGGCCAGGCAACGGACTGTAAACCCGTAATTTGTTGGTTCGATTCCAACCTTTCGGACATTTGGTATAATGTGTTTAAGTATTTAAGTAAAAGTATGAATAAAGCGTGGAAAGATTTAGAAAAAACAACAGCAAAAATACTTAAGGGTAGAAGAATTATTCGTATGTCTTACAGTGAAATTAGTCCTGATGTCAAGTTAAAGGATTTTCCTTCTTTTAAGATTGACACTAAAAGGTACAAACGGTTTAGGGTATTTTCTCTTTATGAAACAGTTAAGGGGAAATATTGTAGAAAACATGGTGACAATCCAATATTAGTTTTAAGACAACATAATAAAGTTACCAAATTAGCAGTGATAGATTTAAAACTATTGGCTAAATTTTTAGATTTTGTAAGAGAAAAAGGCGGAGAGAATGACTTCAAATAATATAGTTTCAATAGCGATAATCGGACATACAGGAATGGTTGGTAATCAAGTTTATCGATGGTTTAAAAAAAGAATTTATCCTAAATATAAAGTAATGGGTTTATCTTTGGACAGGGAAACTTATAGTTGGGAAGAAATTAATCGAGATGCCGATTATATTTTTATTGCTGTCCCAACACCTTTTGACTGGAAAACAAAAGAATATAAAACAAATATTGTTGAAGAAGTTTTGGATAAAATCGATAAGAATAAAAAGGTAATTATTAAATCAACAATTGTCCCTGGAACAACCGAGAGATTACAAAAAAAGTACCCAAAATTGTTTCTTTTATTCAATCCTGAATTTCTGAGTGAAAAAACAGCAGAATCAGATTTTATTAACCCTGATAGACAAATAATTGGATTTACAAAAAAAAGCTATCCATATGCCCAAGAAGTTTTACGTTTAATCCCTCAAAGTCCTTATGATGTAATATGTACATCAGGTGAAGCTGAAATTGCTAAATATGTCAATAATTTCCATGGAGCATTAATGGTTATGTTCGCCAACTTTTTCTATGATATTTGTCAAAAAATTAATGCTGATTTTGACGTTGTTAAGGGTATTTCAACTGCGTCCAAATGGGTTGGTTCGCCAATGGGTAGAATGTATTGGGATGTATGGCATAAAGGGAAAAGGGGGTATGGAGGAAGTTGTTTCCCTAAAGACATCAATAGTTTGATTAATTGGTGTAAAGAAAATGGAATTAATACAGAAATAATTGAAGCGACACAGAAATCTAATATTCGTATATTAAAAAGTCAGGGTCTAACTGAAAAACTTTTAGAAAAAAGATAATGGAAGTAAAAAATATATCAATCCAAAAAATACATAAAGCTAAATATAATCCACGAATAATTTACGATAAAGAATTTCAGGATTTGATTAGTTCCATTAAAGAATTTGGGTTTGTTGAACCAATCGTTGTTAATACTAGAGAACATGCAGATTTTGAAAAACACCAATGGACAATCGTTGGAGGACACCAAAGATACGAAGCTGCTAAAAAAATAGGGCATAAAGAAGTTCCTGTAATTTTTGTTAACCTCTCACCACAAAAGGAAAAAATTCTTAACTTGGCATTGAATAAAATAACGGGGGAATTTGACAATACAATGTTGGCGGAGATAATGTATGGACTTGTCGAAGAAGATAAATTAACACCAGACGACATACTGGGTTTTTCTCATGAAGAAATTAGTAAACTTTTAGACACAGTTATGGATATTGGCGACGAAGATGATGATTTTGATTTAGAAAAAGAAAAAGGATTAGCAAAAAACACCAAGATAAAGAATGGCGATATATATGAAATTGGCAAACATCGATTGATGTGTGGTAACAGTACTATCATGAAATCTGTCAGGATATTAATGAACGGAGAAAAAGCCAATATGATATTTACAGATCCACCATTTAATGTAGGACTTGAATATCAAGAGTACCAAGATAACAAAACAGACGATGAATATATGAGTTTTTGTAAAAAGTTCATGAAAAATATCCATAATATAATGAGTGATAAATCATCAATTTATTTAATGATTGCCGATAAGTATACAATCCGAGTCGGTACATTATTTGAAGATTTATTTAGATTCTCACAAATATTATTTTGGGTAAAAGAAAACCCAACATTAGGTAACAGTGATTATCAATATAATTATGAGGCAATCCTTTATGGTTGGAGAAAAGGCGGTAAACATAAGTTTTATGGTGGCAATGCCGAACCAGCCGCTAACTTTGTTAAAAGGGATAGGGGTAAAGATAAAGTTGAACATCCAGCACAAAGGCCAATTGAATTAGTCAACGATTACATTAAAAACTCTAGCCAGCGAGATGAACTGGTTGTTGACTTATTTGGTGGTTCAGGAACAACAATGGTATCTGCAAATTCTTGTAATAGACGATGTTATATGATGGAGATGGATCCGATATATGTTCAAATTATTATTAATAGAATGAAGAAAATTGGAGTCGATGCCAAATTAATATAAGAAATGGCCAAACAAAAATTACCATCTACTAAAGAAATAATAGCTGAGGCTCAAAATGTTGATCCCGATAATTTCAATAAAATAGCTTTGCGTAGAAGTAAGGTTAGAGAACTTATGAGAATGGGATATGGGACTTATCAAATATTTCGTATTTTAGAAAAAGGCATTAAGGTTGACAAAAATCAGACTGTTAAAGTCCCAACATCAGTAGCATCAGTAACAAATGATATAGAATATATTAGACAAGATGAAATGGCTCAAGATATCGATTTTAATGAAAAAAGAGCTGAAGTTAAAGATAAACTTGATTTCTTATACCAGAGATCAATACAAGAATATCTACAGGCAAGAGGTGCAACGAGAGCAACTTTTATGAATACTGCTCTATCAATTTTGGGTAAAATAATGGATATGGAGGGGATTAAATCTCCTGAAAATTTAAATGTTAATCTAAATGCAGAAGCTAAAATAGCACAGTTTTCTGTAGAAATGCATAAATTAAGTAAAGATGAAAAATCTACTATTCTCACCGCAATTCGCAAAGTTCGTGAACAACGCAAGTCTGGAGGAGTTGGACACACTGGAGTTCCTAACAAACCATCCAGAGTATCAACACAAACCAGTAACGATGAAAGAGTTTCTGGAAAATCCTAAATTTGTTACCGAACAAGACAAACCAAGACCTTATAATAAACAACTTCTTATAGATATTTTTGATAAAACTTCTACTTGGGAGGAATTTGAAAACTTGGGAAAATATGAAGAAGTTTTATATATTGCGGGGATTGGTTCGGGCAAATCTTATGTTTCTTCAATGGCAATTGTTTATATCATTCATCGCCTTTTGTGTTTAAGAAATCCTCAAAAGTATTTTAAGTTTGCTAAGGGTACTAAAATTGCTTTCGTCAATATTTCTAAATCGTTCAGTCAGGCTAAGGACATTGTTTTTGGTGAAATTAAAAATAGAATAGACAACAATCAATGGTTTCAAAATTTTTACCCATCTGATCCTCGTATTAAATCAAAAATACGAATGCCTAAAAACATTTTCATATTACCGCTAGGATCTAATGAAGAATCACCTCTAGGATATAACATTTTTGGATCAGTTATAGATGAAGCATCTTTTCATACATTAACTAAAGATAAAGATTACGCCGAAGAATCATATAATCAAATTAAAAAACGTATTCGTTCTCGTTTCTTTAGTAAGGGAAAAATGTTTATTATTACTTCTCCCAGATATGTTTATGACTTTGCTGAAACAAAATTCGAAGAAGAAAAGGATAATCCTAGAGTATTAAGAAGAAGAACTCCTTTATGGGAAGCTATGCCTGCAGAAATGTTTAGTGGAGAAAAATTTGATTTAGGTAAATATTTATCTAGCAAAGGAAAAGGGATAATGGTGCCAGTCGAATATGAAAACGAGTTTCAACAAAATCCAGAAAGGGCAATGAGAGATTATGGTGCTCAACCATCAATGGCTATCCAGGGATTTTTTAACAATCCAGAAGTACTTAATAACAACGCTAATTATAATCGGAAACACCCCGTAAGTCTCAAAACAGGAGAGTTTTCAGAATGGTTTTATAACCATAAGGGTAGTGAAAATTTTGATACTGATAAAAGATTTATCCATATCGACTTAGGACTTAATAGAGAAGGAAAGGGGGATTGTGCTGGTTTTGCAATGGGTAAATTTAATGGATGGAAAGATGTTAAAAGTATTAAAGGCAAAATAGAAAAACGTCCTAAAATATTTATCGATCTAATGATGCAAATAAAGGCAGGCCCTAAAGATGAAATCCAATTTGAAGATGTTAGACAAATAATTTATAAACTAAAAGATATTGGATACAATATTCATCTTATTACTTTTGACGGGTGGCAATCAGTTGATTCCGTTCAGACACTAAAATCAGCAGGATTTAATGCCGATTTTTTCTCAGTAGATCGTAATCCAGAAGCATATTATACGCTTAAAGCGGCTGTTTTAGATAAACGATTAGATTATTATTACTACAAACCTCTGATTACCGAACTACAACAACTAGAAGAAGTCAAAGGAATGAAAATTGATCATCCACGACAAGGAAGTAAAGATGTCGCTGATGCAGTAGCGGGTGTTTGTTATCAATGTGGAAAAGGTACACCAGGTTACGGTTTTAAGGTAGTAGGTAAGTAATTGATTTTCTTTTCAAAAAAAGGTATATTTTAGAAAGAAATCAATTTTTCTTAAAAAAACTATGAAAATCCCAAAATTTTTAGAAAAAACTATTCTAAATAGTGATAATGTTAAAGCAAAGATCGAAGAAGCCAAGAAGAAAAGCGAATCTGATACATCAAAAGATTTGAATCAAAAGTTAACAACACAACATAACAAAGAAGTCGTAGAAGAAGTTAATAAGGCATTGAAAGCTGCTAAAAAAGATTGGTCTTTTGAAACTGTTAAGGCACTCGACAACCGATTTCATCGTTCTCGTAAATATATTACTACTTCAAGTGGAACAGAAACATTCTTAGCTAATATTTTATTATCTGGGAAAAACTATAATACATTATCAACATTGTTTAGTGATTCTCCTGGTTCAATTCAGTGTGCAACAAGAATCAAAGAAGCTGTGTTGGGTGGTGGATATGTAATTAAGCCGTCTGTAGGAGGTAAAAAGGGTTCTAAAAAAGATTTAAAAAGATTAATTGATTTTTTTGATAACCCCAATCCTGATGACACAATCGAAACATTACTTGGTGTTTGTATTGAAAACTATCTTGCTTATGGAGATTTTTATTTAGAGAAAGTACCGACAAAAAGAAGTGCCAATAATAAAAAGAAAACAATGGAAGTGGCTGAACTTTACAACCTTGATCCAACGACAATGACTATTTTAGTTGATGCTGAAAAAAAGAAAAAAGGCGTGATAGAGAAAGTTGGATATAAAAGGAAAACAACTGAGAATAAATCTGTTGTATATAATTTGGATGAGATTTTTCAAGGTAAAAGACCAAGTCGTAGAGCTTCTTTATATGGTAGAGCCGTTTTAGAAGATAATACTGCCACACTACAATTACTATTAAGGGCATTAACTTACAATATCAATATTTTAAGAAACGGTGGTCGTCCACCCATTCAACTACAATTACCCGAAGATTCTACTGAAGCAGATGCAGATTCGGTATCCGCATGGTTTGAGAAGAATTATATGGGGCCTCATAATGCAGGCAAAACATTAATATCGTTTAAAGGCGCTAAAGCAGAAACATTAGGACTTACACCTCAAGATATGGCATATTTAGAATTACTTAATTTTGGCATTAGAGAGGTTGCGGGACAATATGGAGTTCCGTTACCCATGATTGGATTCCCCGAAGGTACAAATAGAGCAACAATGAGTGAAATGAGGCGTGCTTTTTACTTAACTAATATATTCTCTTTAAGAAAATTAATTTCACAAAAAATTACAAAAGTGATTATACAGGATAGCATGAAAATTGAAGGATGGAGAATAGACTTTAAAACTGCAGGACTAGAGGAATCTGAGGCTTCAAGGCGTGACTTTATGATGGCAAGAGATAAAGGACTATATTCATTTAATGAAGCTAGAATGTCTATGGGGTTACTACCAATTAGTGAGGAATGGGCTAATAAATATTATTTAGTTGGTACTAAAAACGACTCAATGATTGAGGTGGAAAAGGCTATTGGTAGAGTATCAGATACATCTTCTCCTGACGCATCTCGTGGGAAAGATAATCGTGGGCCAGGAGATAAAGATCCTAAAGAAGATGAGAGTTCTCACGATGAAAAATAGATATTGATTTTTAATAACATTTTTGATACAATATAAAAAGTTAAAGATTAAGTAAAAGGAGGCATAATGCCAGCACCAAATATTCCTAATACAGGTCAAAAGACAATTAGGGCACGAATGAAAGTAGAATCTTTTGTTTCACCTGAAAAACCAACGGTAAAACAACTTCAAGATTTTGACAAAAAGGTAAACGATTTTCTCGACACGATTGATAATACAAAAAGATTTCTCAACGGACGTAACTCTTATTCTATTGGAAATAAAATTTATATTCTAGTTTGGTATCTTAATAAAATAGCGGATGAACCAGTTACTACCCCTTTCGGTAATAAGGTTAAACAAGGACAACCTGTTATAAAAGAAGATGTCAAACCGAATAATAACTCCCAATAAAAAACATATTAACGATGTAGAAAAAGTTGATATACCGTTCGTTAAATGTTGTGTTTGTGGGATTCCCACAACACAGGGATTACATCAAATAAGATTAATAATGGTTAAACCAGCGAAAATGCAGAAAAATAAATATACTGGAGAAATCAGACGAATCCCCCCAGTAATGAAAAGAGAAGATGTTTATTTATGCATTAATTGTGTAGAAAAGAAAAAACTATGGCCAGGAAAAAAACCAACATAATTAATAAATACAAATTATGAAAAAAATAACTAAATGGATTTTAATTATCTTTGTTACTTTAATGGTAATTGGAGCTATTGCTGGAAGTGGTGGAGAATCTGATATTGGTAAATATGCTTATAATGCAACAAACAATATATATCAAGGCAAAATTATTGAAGTAAAACCATGTAATACTAAATCAAGCATAACTTGTTATGTTACTGATTTTGGAGATATTCATAATCAATATTCAGGAGCAAAACCAACAGAACATCCAGTAGACAATGTTAATGTCAAGGATAATATATCTAATCCTAAAGAAGATTTGAAATATATCTATGGAAGTGAATATTGTGTTTTAGAAAGCTGTATTTTAGAAACACAGGAACCAACTCAAAAAGTAGAACAAGAAAAGGAAAAAGATGTTCAGCCAACACTTAAACCAACATCAATACCAACACCGACACCAACTTGGTATAAAGGAGAATATAAAATTACTACAATAGATAAACAAGAAGGAATGGAAGATTACGATGTAGGTACTATCAATGTCTGGCCGTCATATGAAGATAGAAGTCATGTTTTATTTAAATTGATAAATAATGAAACCATCAAACTAATTGATTATGATTTGAAACATGATTATTGTAAAATTCAGAAATCTGAAAAAAGTGGATGGATAGCATGTGGTTGGATAAAAAATATGCCAAAATCACCTAAGTCTTACCCAACTCTTACCCAAGTTAAAGAGGATGCAAATAAGTATGTTTGTGATTGTTCAAAGAATTGTTCTCAAATGATAGATTGTAAGGATGCATATTTCCAATTTAATGATTGTGGGTGTGTTAAAAGAGATAATGACAATGATGGAATTCCTTGTGAAAGTATATGCCTATGAACAAAACCAATATAAATAAAATAAACTATGCCTAAAGGAATTTATAAACATAAACCATTATCTAAATCAGTTAAAGAAAAATTAAGCAAATCTTTATCTGGTAGAAAGAGACCGTCTTTTAGTAAAGAATGGAAAAAGAAAATGAGTAAATCTCATAAAGGAATGAAAAAACCATGGGTAAGTAAATTAATGAAGGGTAAAAAATTATCTGAAGAAACAAAATTAAAAATGAGTAAGACACAAACAGGTATGAAAAGAAAACCATTTACTGAAAAAGCCAAAGAAAATATGAGAAAGGCTAGAGAAGGAATAAAGTTATCTAAAGAAACTAGAAAAAAGATAAGCGAATCTCACAAAGGAGAAAAGTGTAATTTTTGGAAAGGTGGTATAACTCCTAAAAATAAAGCTATTAGAAATTCTATTGAATTTAGATTATGGCGAGAATCAGTATTTGCTCGAGATAGTTATACATGTCAAAAAACAGGAAAAAGGGGCGGAACATTACACCCACACCATATCAAAAACTTTTCTGATTATCCTAAGTTAAGGTTTGCAATAGACAATGGGATAACTTTTTCAGAGAAGGCTCACAAGGAATTTCATAAGAAATATGGAAAAAGAAACAATAATGAAGCACAATTAAAGGATTTTTTAAAGAATCAATTATGGGAATGACAAACGAAGACAGACTTAAAGAAATAGAAAAGATAGCAAACACTCTCGGTATTGGACAAAATCGAGAAGTAAAATGTTTCGGATGTAAAAAAACAATCAAATTTAAAAACGCCATTACTCTGACTGACAAGAAGAAAGTTACATATCTCTGTAAAGAATGTTATAAAAAACTGAAGAATGGTGATTTAAATAAAGCACAAATAAACGGAAACGATATTCTAAGAGAAATTGAAAAACATAGATATGACGTAGGAGTATCACCAACACCTTGGATTCCTGAAACAGATAAATGGAATCCTGATTACGGGATAGGCGACGAAAGAACAACATTTACAACAGGCACCATTTCTACTCCCATTAAAAACAA